TGAAGAAAGATTACAAGGGTGGAGTGATAAAGTTAATGATTTTTGGAAGAAACTCTATACTGGATTGGCTACTCATCCCTACACCCCTAAACAAATTAAAAGGGCGGCATTAATAGCAGCGGTGGGGTTACCTAAATTATATGAGGTGGCTCAACAAAAAGAAATGGATGTTAAGGGTAAAAAATTGAAGAGATTGATTAGACAGGCTATGGAGGAAAAGGAATGAACAATAATCTCGATGAATGGTTTAATATCCAATCTAAAAAATTAGATGAGGAAGAAAAGACTACAGGGATAGATGCTATCACTGGAAAGAAAATAAAAGAGGAAAAGAGAAAGGCTTGGGCTAAAGTTATGAGGAAGTAATATGCTTGAAAACCTTGACTTCTCTAAACAAATGGATATGCAAATATCCAAAACCTCTTTCCCCTATTTTTTTACAGAAGTTTTAGGCTTTGAGTTTACGGAGTTTCATCAAGAATGGCTCGACCTAATGAATAACACTGATAGAACAGTTATCATTTGTAGCCGTGACCACGGTAAATCCGTCTTCATGCACAGTTGGGCAGTTTGGCAATTATGCTTTCAAGAACCCCCATATCAAATGCTTTACATCTCTTCTAACCATAAGCAGACAATGGTTCACATGAGAGAAATTGACAAAATGTTTAACAATGATACACTTGCTCATTTCAGACCCAGTAAAGGTTGGGCGATTGGGAACATAACTTTAACTAACGGTAATTCGATATTGGAACGTTCAATAGGTTCACAGATTCGTGGACTTCACCCTCAAGAAATAATTATTGACGACCCTCTGAAAGAGTTTAGTTTAACTGCAATTAAGAAAGTCACTGATTGGTTCTTTGGAGATATGATTCCAACACTTCACCATACCGCATCATTGAGAATGATTGGAACCCCATTTACTTATACAGATATATTTGCACAATTGGATAGTGAGGATTATAAGAAAGTTTACACTGTTAGACATTATCCTTGTTTTAACCAAAACAATGAACCCCTTTGGCCTTCACGTTGGGATTATGATTCCCTCATGCAAAGGAAAACTGAAGTTGGTTCATTGAAATTTACAAGGGAGTATTTATGTATTCCAATTTCCACAGGCACATCATTATTCGCTCCTGAACATTTAGATAATTGTAAGGTATTAGGGCGTAAAGATATTCTAAGGCTTAGACATAGAAAGGATGCTGGCTACAAGTATTATGTTGGTGTTGACCCTGCCATTTCAACAGATGGAGATTACAATGTAATTATTGTTCTTGAAGTAGATGAGGAACGTAATAAGCGAGTCATATATGTTGACCGCTGCAAAAATGTTGAGTTTAGAGATAACATAAATAAGATAAAAATGGTTGCTGGTTTATTCGACCCCGACATCATTTATTTTGAGACAAACACATTTGCTAAATCTTTCACACAAGAGTTGCGTAGCCAAACGGATTTGAATGTGAAGGATGTGACTATGACTCGACGGAAGAAAGAGGAAATTATTCTGAACCTTCAAATGAATATGGAAAATGGTAAAATTATATTTCCTAGAGGAAACGATGAATCTAGGACAGTAACGGACAATATCATAGAAGAATTGTCAATGTTCACAATTACAGACGCCGGAAAGTTTGAAGGCGTCGGCGCACACGACGACTTAGTTATGGGGTTGGCTTTGGCTAATTCCGCAACGCATGATATGTTGGAGTCGTTTGTTTTGATAGAAGATTCAGGATTATTTAATAACCCAGTTATGCCAATAATGCCAGCCATAGGGGGTGGGATGTTTGGACTTAATTTTTAAAGGTGAAGAAGGAGATAATCTTAGGCGGTTGGGTGACCTTGCAGATGAGGAAGAAGACATAAAAGAGGACATGAAAAATAAGTGGATTTCTACTCTTCCTATCCTCGATGACTATGATGTAGCAATGAGCCTTTCAAAAGAATTCAATATGAATATTACTCAAGCGAAGCAAAGTTTAGAAGTATTCCCAAGAGAGTATTTAATTGGTGATAAATCAATCCCTGACATAGTAAAGCAATTGAAAAAATATAGACGGAAACTAAAAGGTGAAGAGAAAATAGAGTTTACTAAATCAATTGATAATTTAGTTATGGAGTATGGGAATCACTTATCCTCTTGCATTAAATCAATATATTGGCTTGCTCCTTATGAAACTCCGCTCCGACAAATGCGATATAAAGAATCAGATTTGCGTAAATTACATTCAGTAAAGGATGAACGCACAAGAAGAGATATTGTAGAATCGTTGTGCAAATATTGGGAATCTCATCTACATCGTGGAAAAAACTACGATGCTGAATATTGTTCCCTATCGAGGAAGATGACCAATTCAAAAAAAGTTTTTACTAAAATTCTAAAGGAGTTATCTAACTCTCCCGTTAAAAAAACTATATCTTCACAGTTAGAAGACATGGTATTAAAATCCGTATGTGATAATCAAGGTATAGGTTCAAGACAGATTCATGAAAGGCTGCCTATGAAATTACATAGGCGTTCCTCTCCACAGATAATTGCTAAGGTTGCTGATAAACTTAATATTACTAACATTGATGGGGAATATTACAAACTCCCAATGGAAATTAAGAAAGACCTTTATGCTTATACAGCAGCCTTCATTGACTCAGATGGCTACATAACTATGGATAGGAATTTCAACCCTAGAGTTGGGATTATTGCTACTGGAACTAGAGGTAAAGCCTTCGTATCAGAACTACATAAGGAATTAGATGTGGGGAAACTCCATCTTGACCAAAAATCACCACAAGATACTCGCCCAGTAAATAGACTTAATTTTTATTCTCAAGCGGATATAACTCAATTGCTCAATAAGTGTAGACCTTATTTCAGGATGAAGGGTGCAAACGCTGATATTTTAACTGAACTGATTGGTATAAAGAAACACTTCAAGAAAGAACCGTGGGCTAAAGAGCGCATGGGTGAATTATTTAAGTTGATGAAATGGGCTAACCATTCTGACAATACACGATACGATTTTGCATCAGAGGGAATATACATGGATGATATAGCGAAATATAAAGCGAATAGTAAAATGGACCTAATAAGAGAACATGAATCAGGGGTGACTGTTTAATGTCTGATGAAAAGAGAAGATTCTCTATGAGGAATTTTTTCAGAAAAAGCACCCCTGTTCCTGACGACAGGACTATTTTCCAAATGGGAATACAAGAGCAGCATCATCCATTAATGATGACTGGGCCAATTATTTATCATGTTGCTGAGAGTTCAGTTATTCTTAGAACATGTATTACTCAATTAAAGAATGAGGTGTTTAGACGAGGTTATGAATGGCAGCCAGCATTTGCTGTTAAATGTCAAGATTGTAAAAAGGAACACAATAATACTGTTGAAGAATGTAAAGGGTGCGGTTCTTCTAATTTAAAAAAACCTGACCCTCAACAGAAAAAACATGCAGATAGTTTTTTACATTGCGAGTACGTCAATAACGCAGAACAGATGTTTATTGATGTTATTAAAGAGTTAGAAGATGATTTGAATATAATGGATGATGCTTATATTGTTCTTGTTAAAGAATATTTTATTGATGGGAATGGGAATATTAGAGCGCACAAAATAAAAGAAATGTATAGGGCAGACCCAGTGACTATGGCTATCTTTTGTGATGAAGACGGAGATAGAGGAGAGGGAGCCTACACTTGTATTTATCATAGAGATTTAATGGTCACTGAAGCACATGAAAGATGTTCAGTGTGTAATGGTGAAACCTATCCTGTTTATTATATTAATAGAGGACACGGATATGAACAGTATTTCATTAAAGGGGAGGTACTACATTTCAGTAAATATTCTCCAAGTAGACTATATGGGACAAGCCCAATCATTACAATGTGGAATCATTTAACAACCCTTATTGCTATGGAGAATTATATTAATCAGGCATATACAAAGAGTAGAATGCCAAAGGGATTGTTGGCAGTTCAGACTCGCAACATTGAATCAATGAGAACCTTTTGGAGAGGGGTAAAAGAGAAGATGGAACAGGATGCCCACTTTATTCCAGTGATGGGAATTGAAGCGGAAAATGGAAGAGGTTCTGTTGAATGGATAAAGTTCATGGATTCATTAAAGGAAATGGATTATATTTCAGTTAAGGAGGATTTGAGGGATAGAGTTGCTGCATTCTATGGAGTAAGTAAAATCTTCATGGCTGATAACTCTACAAGTGGTGGATTGAATAATGAAGGGATGCAAATATTAGTCACTAATCGTGCTGTTGAAATGGCACAAAATGTTTGGAATAAATATGTATTCCCGTTCATAGTTAAACAGTTTGGAATTACAGATTGGAAGTTGGTTCTACCTCCTTCTGAAGAAGAGGATGAAATTGCTAAGTTAAGGAAGAGGGAAATTGAAGTGAATATTGCAGGGCAGATAAAGAATCTCGGATTTGAAGTGGATATGGATGAGAATGAAAACTTCACATTTAAGAAACCTGAGCCTCAACCACAAGAGGGTGGGCAGCCGCAAGAAGGTGAAGATAAAGTAGAATCAGACCCTTATGCTGGAACAGATATTGACCAAAGCCAATTAGGGCAAATGATGGAGGCTGGAAATAAACCTACTATGGCTGAAGCAGGGCAACCTGCTAAAGTAAAGGCGGCGGCTCCTAAACCAAAAATGAGCGTTGGACCTGATAAAAGAAGTAGTGGATTACCCGTAGAAGCCGGAAATCAAAACGTGGATAGAAGAACTGAAACAAGGTGAAGTCTATGTGGTTTGATGTATTGAAGCGAAAGGGGAACCTGAAAATTTATGTTCCAGCCCTTAAAAATGAATTAGACAGGTGGATAATGCAGAATGATTTAGATGTTTTTCATCTAACTGATATTATAGATTACATAGATATAGATAAAATTATAAAACAATCAATTGAAGAACATAATAAACGCAAGCACAATAGAAAAATAGGTTTCAGGGGTGGACAGCAGCGAAAACTTATGCTGAAAAAAATACATAGAGACATTGACACGCTTATGAGAAAAAAGGGATATGAGCGGTGGTCAGGCAAGGTTGACTACAAAGATTTTGGTAGACTTGAAAATACATGGTCATTAAAAGGGAGGAATAAATAATGTGGTTTGATGTATTGAAAAGAAGTGCGGGGAGAAAGATAAAAATGCACCTTCCAACTTTAAAAATCAAGGTTGCAGAATGGGCGGAAATGAATAGAGAAGGAAGACATAAACCTCAAGAAATAATTGATTATGTTAAAGATGATGTTATTGAGGCTTCAGTTAATGATTGGGCTAACAACAAAGACATGGATGCCAATTGGGTTCTTTCTAACATAAATAGGGTGAGAGGAAATTATGCTAAAAAATTAGAAACGAAAGGGATTAACACATGGATGTTCTTTATTAAACCAACATTGGTAGCATTAGGATTTAAACAATTTCGGGCAAGTGTACTTGAACGGGAAGAGGGGTATTCAGGAGTAATGTATCAAGATGAAAAAGATGCTCTGGAAATGCGGCGTCGAACTGATTATGAATCGCAGAGAAGAAGGAGTAGACCCGTACAAAGTAATAGATATGGTGGCCCTGCTGATAGATGGGAAGGAAATAGTGGGAATTACAGTCTTGGAAACCGAGGGGATTAAAAATGACAGATATAATAAAGCGTTGTAGCAAACTACTTTCTGAGGTATCTTTTTATTTAAGAGATTGGTCGCCAGCAACAGAAGAGGAAATCAAACAAAAGGAAATCCTATTCGATATATTCTTAAAATACAATTATGAGGTGATTAGATGAAGACAAGAGAAGAAACAACAAAAGCAAGAAAAGAATTAATGAGGGCCGAAAGGCAGTTAACAGAAAGTGAAAGGCCAAAGAAGGAGAAGCCAAATCTAATGCCTTTTACTACTGGGTCAAATAAGAAGCGGGAACATCCTAAAACTATGAGTCAAATACCTGACGTTGTTCATCTACCTAAAAAGAAGATTCCTAAACATGAGAATAAAGTTTGGTGAAGTTAATGTCTACTCTTCTCAAGGCATATTTGATGGAAACGGATAATCCGTTTTTGATGTTCAAATGTTTCTATGAGGATATTAATAAGGATTTACAACAAGCAGAAAATTATACTGTAATTCTGAAAAAAGAACCAAGTAGACCTACTAATCCCGTTCATACCTTTTTCCAAGACGCTCTTAAAGACAAAGGAAATGATGAATTAAGAGAAGCATATAACACAATGAAAGAATTAAGACGTGAAGTTAAAAGTAAGATAGGGAAAGACATTTTTTCAATTAAGTTTAAAATGCCAAGAGGCGCAACAAAAGATGACCCATTCCCAAAATCCCCGTATTCTAAATACCAAAGGGAAACTAATCTTTTCGCTTTAAAGCGACATTTAAAAGAGATTAAAAGTGAAGCAAATAAGATTAAAACCCATCGAATGAACGATGCTATGAAACGGGAATATAGGCGAAAATTAAAAGAAGTTAAAGATAAAATAGATGTGGAAGAAAAGAAAAACGCTAATGATAAAGCAGTGGGAAAGTTGCGAGAGCAATTAGAATATATTAGAGAAGTTATAAATAAAAATAAAAATATTAATCCAGCATCAGTGAAAAGACTAACTGAAGCCATAGATGTTTGGCTGAAAAATATTCCTAAGATGATGCCTGAACTTAAACCTAAAATTACAAATAAGGAGATAGAAGAAATACAGGGTAGGGGTGAAGATGCTCCAAGAATTAGGGGTGCAGAGGCTAGGGCTTTTCAAGAAGCATTGGGGATTAAAAAACCTAAAGCGATGATAAGTGATGTAGGACTATGGCTCAAGAAAATACGAACTTATGAAAAAAATATATCTATCTTCTTAGGTGGAGATGAAAGAACAAAAAAGAGACTCATGGAGAGATTTTTCAAGGTTGGAAAAATAGATGAATTAGAGGATATTGCAGGTGGTGAATATAAAATAGTGGGTACAGAGTTAATTCAGGGAAAAAATGATAAATACCCTAAATATAAGGAGGTTGATTCTACTAAGAATATTAGTGATTTCTTAAAAGATTTTAATAGTTTGAGAACTAATCTAAAGCAGAAAAGACCTGAAGGGACAATAGTAGAACAGTTAGATGCAGCCTATAAAGAATTACATAAGGTAAGCAGATTATCTAAAGATAAGAGAAAAAGAAAAGAAGACTTCTTTAGAAATATTGAACGTAAAATTCCAAAGAAGACTAAGCGAACAATAGTTCATAGTATGGGACCGAAAAAGGAATACATCGCAAGTCACATGAAGAGAATGGAAGAAGATTTAGATTCATGGTTAGATAAAGAAGGTCTTGAGGGTGAAGATAGAAAAAATAGACGTAGGGAATTATTAGAGACTAATAAACACGAAATGGAGAAATTCAAGAAAAGAGTAGAGGAAATTTATGATAAGGAATCTAAAAGGATTAATCGAAAAGGTTCAGTAGAAGAAATGGCGGATAAGGCAGAACGTAATAGAAGGAAAGAAATAAGGGAAAGACAAGAGAGACAGGCTTCTGAAGATTTTATGCGTAGACTATCAGCAGGGGAAACTTGGACTAGTGAAGGGTTTGGAGAGGAGGATTGAAAATGGCTTGGGAAAATATACTAAAGGCTAAAATCGGATTTAAAGAATTAAAAAAGGTTGTTGTTGAATGGTCAAATAATAATAAACATAGAGTAGTCACTACCGAGGAAGTGCTTAATGAAATAATGGACCATTATATTTCCGAAATAGATTTTGATAGAGAGAACCATAGAGCGCAACATAAAAAATCTTTATTGGGTTCACCAAAAGGAATTAAAATGAGTATAGGTAAAATATTAAGTTCAGAGGGTTGGGCATGGAGGAGACAGTATTCAGTAAGGGTTTATTATTTTATTAGGGGGAAAGAAGAATGACTTGGGAAAATATTCTTAAAAAGCGCACAAAGGTAGATATGCCAGCCCTAAGAGAAGCCGTCGCTGAATGGTCTAAGGAAAATACCCATAGAGAAGTCACTACTAAAGAAGTATGGGAAGAGATAAAAGAAAATTATGGTAGCAAATTAAAGGTAGATAGCAGGTATGTTAAACAACGATTACGTTCAGATTCACCAGTACGAATGATAGGAGGCATGTTATTAAAATTAGGTTGGTCCGTGGCTTATAGGCACGGCAATAGGGTTTATTATTGGCCTGAAAATATCCCATCGTGGGAAAAAATTAAAAGGTTAGGTGAATAAAATGACTTGGAAAAATATACTAAAAGATAGAAAACCTGATTGGTTTGATGCAGACGGTGATGGTGATACCGAAGAAGATATGGTAGATGCTCTTGAAACAGTTGAACAGGTTGATTCTGTTGAGAAAAAAGAAACTATACTAAATTCTCTCGATTCAAAGGAGAAGAAGAAACTCAAGAAAACACTTCAGGCTGCTTCACCGTCTGAGTATTTTGGACAGGATTTTAACAAATTAGGTACACTTGTTGATATGATGGAAAACCTTGATTTAGTTAAAAGCGACAAGAAATTAACTAAAAAGATGAAAAGTATCAATGAACAAAATGTTGATATGCTAGCCACCTCCAGCAAACTTCGTAAGCAGTATGAGCAGTTGTATAGACAGTTGCGAGGAATAGTATATCCAAAGAGTAAAGGAACACTGGGGGATGAGAAATGAGTGAAGAGAATAATGAAATGGTTGACCTACTAAAAGAATTAGTATCTCGCCTACAACAATTAGAGAATGCAGTATATGACGATGAAAACCTTTTGATGAAATCAGGTATAGTTAAGGTTGAATCTCCACGACCAAGAGTTAGTGAACATACTGATGTTCCTGATGGAGAATTAATTTCTAAGATGTCATGGGGCGACATCAATGATTTAGTAAGTAAATTCGGAGGCAATTAATATGGCAAAAGAAAGACATCCTAACAATCTAGGATTAGCAGACCAATATGCAGAGAAACTGATGAAGTTTATCATCGGTGAAGAAATGAAAATTAAGCGAACCAAAGGTGAAAAAGATAAGACAAAACCTTTGGGCGTTGGTCATCTATCCAAAGAAGGAAAAGGATATGGAAGCAAAGAAAAGAAAGAATATTCCAGTGGAAATTGAGGTGGGAATTTGCCCATCTCAGGTTTGCTACATAAGGAAAAAGATGCCTTAAGTATGCAAGTTATTCGCTTCTTTGAGAAGATGCGAATGTCTTATCTTTCAGCATTATCCGACCCTAAGAGTTATCGCAAAAAATGGGTCGCAGAAATTAAAAATCTTAGAGAGCAGTGGGATGACATTGATGATTTTGCTAAAGCCCTTAAAGAAACAATAGATGAAAAGAATTTATTCTCCGATGAGGCAGAAGATATTGAAAGTGATACCGCTAAAAAAATATATGAAAATGTAAAAGAGTTAAGGTATTCTTCTGAAACTGTTAAAGACCCATTCGCTAAGAAATTCGGTGAAGATGTATTAGAGGCACTATTAGATAATGAAGGGGTATTTGCCGCATTTGTTCATTGGGCTATGCGTTCTCACGATAAGGCACTTCCTGAATCTTCATGGGAGAAACAAGGGATTAACCCTGATACTTTCACTGAAGGCTACAAAGGACTCAATCTTAAAGAAGGCGACATTGTAGATTTCATCGTTGAGCATTATGGTGATGGTAAAGATACTAAGCGAATAAAAGGTAAATACACATCTGCTAGAAATCAACTTGAAGAAGTATTTTTGGAACAACACAGTGCATCTTCATGGAAAGAAGTAGTATCTCTTGAGAAATCGGAGAAAAGTGATGCTCATTTTTTAGTACCGAATAAACCGATGTATAGGATATTTGATATTGACGATTTAAAAGAACTGAAAGGATTCACTGGAAAATACATCGTGCAAGAAAAGTACGATGGGATGAGGATTCAAATTCATAAGATAGATAAACAAATTAAAATCTTCTCATATAATGGAAAAGACATTACAAAAGAATGTCCTAAGCAAAAAGAAATCATGACTAAGAAACACTTCGGGGATTGTATTCTTGATGCAGAATTAATTCTCTTTGAAGGTGACACTCCATTACATAGAGCAGAAACTATTGCTAGAGTGTTCAAAAATAAAAAATCTGAGGCTACTTTGAAAGCGCACGTCTTTGATATAATGCGTCACGAAGATAGAGAGATGCACAATGTTCCTCTTGGTGAAAGAATACAAACCCTCTTCAATAATTATTCTACCCATTCAGATGAATTGCTCGCTTTCCCTTCTAAGAAAGATACTAAGACCGCTGACTCATTAGAAGAAGTGGAAAAGTATGCTAAAGATATAATGGAGATGCCTACATCAGAAGGAGTTGTAATCAAGGATATTGAATCTACATACTTTATTGGAACCAAAAAGAACCCTAAGTGGGTGAAATGGAAGAAGTTTGTTGACTTAGACTTAATCGTGCTAGATAAGAGAACCACTAAATCAGACATGTTCACCTATACATTGGGTGCTGGGCCACTTCTTGAAGACCACGGATTTAAACATACTAAGACTATTGATGAAAAAACCTACCTTAACGTTGGAAAAGCCCTTAATACGAAAGTAGATGTTGAGGCTGGTAGCATTTTAAGAGTTAAAGTTGACGAGGTTAAAAAAGGAAAAGACGGCTCATATAAACTTTATTCGGCAAAAGTAATTGAAATACCTGAAGTAGAAGCCCCAGAAAAAATTATTACTTTAGACTTACTTTCACAAGATACTAAAAAATCATTAAACTATGATGTTAAAGCATTAGAGAAGGGCTATTCAATAACTGATAATATTCACGGTGAAACTACTATACTAATAAAATCAGATTTAGATGGTTTTATTATTTATGATTATGAAAATAACCTTATGGCTAAAAATGCTATATTAGATATAGATGTTTGGAAGACTCAAATAGAAGAGATGTTAAAAGATGAAAAGGCTATGTTAAGAATAGCGATTCGTAATTTTATATTAGATAGTGGTAAAGAAACCTCATTTAAAAAGATATTAGAATATGTTGAAACAGAACATATGAAAGAATATGCGAATGTTTTCAAAGGTAAAGATAAAGAGAAGAAACTTATGAATTGGTTAAGACATGTTGAAGATATTAATTATACTGGGAATAATACTTTCATAGCAGACCCCGATACTTTGGAAAAGGATATTGAAGACCCAATAAGGAAAGCGTACAAAACTCCACCTAAATATAGAAAAGGAAAATTTAAGATATATTATACCGATACTAAAAACCTTCACTTAGTTTTCAAATTGGATGATGAAATGATTGGGTGGGAAATTGAAATTGAGAAGGAAGAAGATATATTCAACCTCTTTGGTAAATCAGGTAAATTCCCAATAGAAGTAATGACTAATTTCAGAAAGGGTAAATTGATTGATTCAGGCGATGTGGAATTAGGGGTTCAAAGACATGGCTACCATGAATATATGTTAAAGGGTAATAAGTTTGATACTAAATTTCATGCTAGAGTTATTCCAATTGAAGGTAAAGATATGTGGTTAGGTTGGACAGGATTAGAAAAAGCCCCTGTAAATTCTAAATCAGATGATGGAGTTTGGGATATTACAGAAGATAAACATGCAGATTTACAGAAGAAGTAATATAGAACCTTCTAAGCAAACCTTATCATGAGCCTCGCCATTAGGAAAACTGTTAGTCCAGTTCGCTCAGATTCATTTAATATTTTAAAATCGGATAAATTAGTAATTGGAGGTTATGCTTCAATTGAAATGGTTGATAAGCAAAATGATTTAATTACTCTTGACGCACTTAATGAAGCAGTTAAGAAATATATGACTGACCCTAAGTTTAGAAACGTAATGACAAACCATTCTAATGTTCAAGTTGGAGAAGTAATACCATCTCATAGAGATAAGAATGGTAGGGTTTGGAAAACAGCAGTAGATGATGTAGGGTTTTTCGTTGTAATTAAGATGCGAGAAGATATTGAAAAGGCTAGAGAAGTTGGCCGAGATATTAGAAGTGGTTCTATGCGTTCTTTCAGTATTGGTGGTCAAGCATTATCTAAGCGTAAAAAGACTCATGAAGAACATGGGGAATATAACGAAATAGATAAATTAGAATTACATGAAGTGACTATTTGTGAAAAAGGAATTAACCCTGAAGCAAAATTTGACATTCTAAAGCAAGATAAAGGTGAAAATATGAGCGACATTGAAAAAGCAATAGCAGAATTAAATGATAAACTAAACATAATTAAAGAATCTGAAGCAGATAAAAAAGCATCAGATTTAGAGAAAAAAGGTAATTCTTCCGAAAACAATATAAAGAACATAGCGAAAGATGCCGATTCAACCAACGGTGATACAATGCCTGAAGATGAGATTACAGAAGAAATGCCCGAAGAACCTATGGATGACGTAGTAGAAGATGCCGATTATATGGACACTAATAATCCTAATATGCCTGATGACCCAGTAAGTGCTGCTGATGATGAAGAAGAATTTTTTGATGATTCAGAAGCAAAGAAAGATGATATTCCAACTGGACAATTAGAAGCCGGAAACGCTGGTGGATATGTCGATGAATCCCATCCACAATTAGATGGTAAGTATATGGCTAAGTTTGAAGACCAATCTACTCTTGACCTTTCAACTGATAATCTTGAAAAGGCATACCGAGAATTCAAGGCTGAACAATTAGAGAAAATGGCATATGAAACTGTTAAAGGGAAATTCCAAAAGAGATTCGATGCAGAAATGGTCACAAAGGAAGCAGAAATCGTAAAGGCTTCTTATGATGCACAGTCTGAAGTATCAGAATTAAAGCAACAGTTCAGTGATTTACTAAAGTCTTTAACAGATGAGAAGACCACAGTTATTCGCAAGCAAG